TGTAGCATTATAACCATAAAAATAAGAATCATATTGTTGAATCCAAAATTGTTCTCTTTGAGCAAGCAATTTATTATCAACTTCTTCTATCAGTGAAATAGAAAAATGTTCTATTCCATACTTATTCATTGCTGCATATAAAGGACGCTTTTCAGTTTTATTTTGCCATCTAGTAACTAAATGTTGTTTCCAACGATTTTGTAAAGTATTAGTTGTTATTCCAATATAAACCTTATTATTTATATCGTTAGTAATTTTATAGACAAAACCCATAATGTATCAACTCTCTTTCATAAAGATATAAAAATTGACATTATTAGTTTTATCATTTTCGTCCAAGAGGAGTATCAAAATCATCAAACATTTTATATCTCCTCTCTCATTTTCTGATATTATTATAACAAAAAATTTCTTATTTTGCAAGAGGAAATAAATGGATTAACTCTTACTTTCCGCGATGACTCGTTCTGAGTTTTGCTGGTTTTAATCCAGTAAGGAAATATTCCTTCCCTACCGCTAGGCTTCCACTCAGAGTTAACCCTTATTGTATATATTATACTAAAAATTTTTTATTTTGTCAATGGTATGTGCGGATAGAGTCGAACTATCGGTCTTATGATTATCAATCATATGCTCTTACCTACTGAGCTACACACATATATAAAGCTGATTAATTTATATACCGCGCTACCAGCTCTCGCGGTTGTGTTAATGTATTGCGAACTTGCCCATTAACTGGCGACTCATTTAATTTCACCTCCGCGCACCCTTATTAACGTCGCGGGGCTGAGATGACGCAGTGACGTAACTGCGTAGCTTTGGCATGATGAATTTATATATCGCCCTTCATCGCGCTTGCGGTTCGGTATGCGATACTTTTCCACGGCTCCCATTTCTCTTATAGCCGAATTACTGCTAGCCATTTGGTACTGTTGTATCTGATTTCATAAGGACTTCTCCTTATCCATCGTCAGGCTTGGGACATCAAGCAAGTATCTATGTAGTTTGGCAATAGATAGAATCCTCTCTACCATACCTAAGGGCATCCGCAGGCAAACTCTATCTTATTTTACCTGGCAGGGGCCACCACGTGCAGGTTCCCTTTATACGACCCCCTGGTGTCCCATGAATGACACCCAACCCATTCATTATACCCTTCTGATACTATCGCCAGGCGCCGGTGAACGTTTTTCCGGACTTATGGGACGGTTTAAGTTTAAACTATTACAAATTTTCTTTTTCATATCGAGGAAGAAAAACTACTTAAAACAACCATCAATACGTTTAGTTTATTATTCTGTGTATTCCAACGCTCACAGTTGAGACCGAATAAACCCTCGGTGCGTCCTAACGGGTTACTCGCAATTTACCATTCCATATGCCCTTATGTTCTGGTGGTTGGGAATTAGCGATATTTACCCAACTCTTTCCTCCTCAACGGGCGAGGTGTCCGGCGCTCTCATTAACGCAGTTGCTCGCGTCTTGGACTTGCGGTTCCTCACTGCCCCTCCGCAAGCGGGGCAGATGGCAATTTCCAGTTTTTCTCTCGGAATTAAGGACTGGCAACCCCCGAACTCGCGACTGAAAAATTTTCAGTCTGTATCATAATACGCAGTTGTAAAACGCCACTAACGCAGGCGCTAGTATTGGTTGGAACTGAGCTGCCGCAGTTTGTTCAACTTTCATCTTACAAATATATTATATCAAAAAATTTTAATATTTGCAAGATGGCTTTTTCTTTACTAGTTATAAAAACATGAAATTCCCACTTTGCGATTTTTGCCCAGGAACTATTTTGGTAGAGAGTGCCTTACGAGATATTTTGCAGCAAATCTGTTTTTCCAAACAACCGTAGTGCGCAATACTAATTGTCTAGATTCTCTCGCTCTCTTGGTGCTGGTGTCGAGACTTGAACTCGTATCTGACGATTATAAGTCGTCGGCTCTAACCTATTGAGCTACACCAACATTATGGATGTGCTGGGAGACTGCGACCTTCTAATTTAGCCTGTTCAATAGGATTAGGATTTTCTTCCCAAACTTTCCATATTTCAGTAATACATTTATTTGCCCAAGAAGAAAGCTTCCAATCAATATTATAATTATCAAATACAGCAGATTCTTTTCTCCCTGTTTTACGATCATGAATAATATAAATAGCTTCAAAAGTAGCTCCGCTATTATCTTCAAAGGGGAAAAACCAAGCCGCATATTGCTTTATATAAAATCTCCCATTCCAAAGCCAATCATTCTGAATGGATTTATTCATTTTTCGGACAATTTTATTCATGCGACGCTGATAAGTTTTACGTTTTGCCATTAATAATCATTCTCCTCTATAATTTTATCCACCATATCAGAAGTGATATACAATAATTCATTTTGAGAAACTAAAGGATTAATAGTTTTAATTGACATAGATTCAATATATGGAAATTCGTTATTAATATGGTCAACAAATTGAACTACATCTTTTGCGAATCCTACAACTGTATCGACATGATCTTCTTCGCAATCTTCATTGTACCAATTAACTTCTGCAAGATACAAAGTCATCATGATATTTCCTCACTTTCTATTAATATTATATAATAAATTTTTTATTTTTGCAAGAAATCGTTATTATATATAGAATTGACGACTTTTTTGCAGCCACTAATCTAACTTTCCTGTTTTATCATATTTATCCCATCTATCCCAAATAACTTGAAGTTCTTCTATATTATTAAAATATTGTTCTACATGGGGACGCTCTAAACGATCTGCATGAAAATGTCCAAAGCACCAAACATGAAAAGATATAGAATCTTTAAATTTATTAAACCAAATTTCCATAGTTTTATCTACAGAAGATTGGTCTATTGCACCAAGAAAAAGATCAGTCGGCTCCCAGTCAATGGGGCAGGTATGAGTGAATATAAAATCATAATGTTTGTTGCGTAAAAATTCCACAGCTTCATACATTTCTTCGGCGCTAAGCTGTTCATTATAAAACCAATGACTAATTTTAGGATTATAATACCTAGGATCTGTTTCGTTAATAATTCCAGCTCTTGCAAGACGATAATATTTATCTACTGAATAGGCTCCGCCTACTACCGCGCATTTATATCCATTAATAGTATATCCTCCATAATCAAGGAAATAGCGAATAAGCGGAAACTCTTTTTCTAAATATATTATACCTTGTACATTTTCATCATACATACTTTCCATATTATCTATATCTTGTGGACGCGCTTCATGGTTCCCGCGCACACAATAAAAAGTAAAGCCTTTAGCACTTACTTCTTTTTTGAGCCTAGTATCTTTTTTATTAAGCCAGAAATTAAATCCACTATCTCCAAGGATAATGATGGCAGTTTCTTCTGGAATATATTTGTCTAAACAGCCATTATCCATCCAAGTAAAAGTTCCATGAGTATCACTAACCGCGTACAAGCCAATTCTTGTACGACATAAAATCACTCTCCTTTCTTTACTAAAAACGTATCTCCAAGTAGTGTATCTAAAGTTATTTTATTAATATAGTTATAAGGAATTCTAATTAAAGGAATATTATGATTATGACAAAAATTATTTTTGATTTGATCTTTTTCTTTAATAGATTCTAATGTATCTATACTATGTCCCCAATATGTTGTATCAGGTCCTGTTAAATGTTGGCGTCCGTCAAATTCAATAATACGAGTAATATTACCATTTTGATCATATAAAACAAAATCAAAACGTAATTTTCTACCAGTTTCTTGTTCTAAGGAAGGAAGGCGTACTTCATGATTATAAATAATATTATTTTCATCTAAAAGTTTTGAAATAAAATATTCTCCTTTGGATATAATACAATGCCCACAAGATAATACATGGCCTTGTTTTAATGTATTTGCCATAACATCATGTATACGTCCACATTCACATTGACATCTATACCATCTTCGATTATGGCCAGGAACTTGTTCTCTCATGCCTAAGTCTTCAAGCACTGTTAATTTACCAATCTTGGTCCCAATAGGAATTTTGGCTAATTCAGATTGTTGTGCATTATATTTTTTAATACCAGAAAATCGTAAATGACCGCAACTTTTAGTATTACCACTAGTTAAACTTGCTCCTGGAATAACTTTTTCTTGTCCACAACTACATTTGCAATTCCAAAAATAACGTCGTCCATCTAATTTTCCAGCACAACTGATAACAGTAAGTTCTCCAAAAGTTTGACCTGTTAAATCACGTATCTTTCCCATAATAAAACTCCTTTATCTTTTATTCTATTATTATAAGAAAAATACAATTAAATGATTAATAAGTGGTGACCAAAAAATTTTCTCCAGTGATTAACCAGGTTTTAATTGTATTCATATTAGCATACCTCCCACATATTGCAAAGCTCTTCTACTGCCGCAATATTATTATTAATAAAATCAACTGCCCACATATTAGCTGCAAATTCAATGGGAAGTTCCCAATAGTAGGACATTCTTTTGTAAGAATAAGCCATAAAATCTACAAAAGCTTTAGACTGAGAATCATGAACAAAATCATCTTCATTAAAACGATTAATAGTACAATGGTGTCCCAGTTCATGAATAAAAGCTAACACTTCAGGAAGAATACCTGTATATTCTAGGCCATACTCATACATAAACTGTTCAAACCACTGTCCTTCAGAAGTAGAAACAACGCCAAGGTAAATGGTCTGCTCTTCAATATCATAAACAAAAGCATTATCATCAATTACGTCAAGATTATCAAAACCATTTTTTTCTAACCAAGTTTTAACTTTCTCTTCAAACATTGTTTCTC